TATACCTATTCCATTAGAAATAGAAGGGATAGATATAACTACAAAAGGTGTATCAGCAAGACCCGTATTAACAATTGCAAATGTTTTAACAGACTTTGAGAATGCAGTCTCCCCTCTAACATTTCAAGATTTAGTAGGAAAGAAACTATATAGAAGAAGAACTTTAAAGAAGTATTTAGTAGGAGAAGCCTCAGAAACAGCTTCAGGAGCAACTCCCATAGAATTTCCTAGACAAATGTGGGTAATTGATAGAGTTGAACAAGAAGATTCGTTAAATATTGCTTTTGAACTTACAAGTCCTTTTAATGCAGAAGGGTTAGTACTTCCTTATCGTGTAGTTGGACATAATGCTTGCCCTTGGCAGTATCAAGGAGCAAGCCCAGAAAAAACAGAAGCTGATAAACGCGGAGGGTGTACTTGGCATAGTGAAAGTAAATTTATAATTCAAGGCACAGCATATCAAGTATATGTAAATTCAGATGATGAGTATGTTGTTAATGGTGATGCAGGATTTACAACTTGGGCAGGAAGTGGAACTAAAGATAATTATTATAAAACTACAACCACATTAGGAGTGTCTAGTGGAGTTAGAAGATATAAAGCAGACGGTACAATTGATACCAGTGTAGATAGTTCTACTATAAATAATTACTGGCAAGCAACAAGAACTACTAGTGTAACCCCCCAGGATAATCACTCAGATTGGACAAGAGTAAGAATATATAATAATTATTCAACTAGTGCTACATACTATGCTTATACAGATGATAGACTAAATGACTATGCAAAACCTACATCTGGTACAGAATTTTTATGGCAAGCAAAGATAACTCACACCAATAACGCACAAGAGTTTGGAGAGTATTGGAAAAGAGGTGATCTATGTGGAAAAAGACTATCTTCATGTCAATGTAGATATGGATTTGATCCTATAAATACAGGTACACCTACAAGTCGTGGAAAAGCAACTAAAGTTACTACTAGACCGTTACCTTTTGGAGGATTCCCCGGTGCAAGAAAGTTTAAGTAGATTATTACCTGAAATATATAGTCATATGGCTATTGAAGCTCCAAGAGAAGGGTGTGGATTAATTATCGATAAAGAAAACCCAAAATTTATTCCACTAGAAAATATAAGTGAAGAAAAAGACCACTTTACAATAGACCCAAAAGAATACGTTAAGTATTCAATTAAATCAAAAATATTATATGTAGTCCATAGTCACTATGATCAAGATTGTTATCCAAGTGAACATGACAAAAACAACTGTAAGGCATTAGGTATTCCATACTTAATAGTATCTTACCCAGACAAAAAGGAATTTATTTATGACCCACGTTAAATTATTAGGAGAGTTAGGAGAGAAGTTTGGTACAGACTGGGAATGCTCTGGCAAATCTATTCGTGAGATTTTAAAACTTATTGACTGTCAAGTAGACGGCTTTAAAGACTATTTTGCAGAGTGCCATGAGAAAAATATAGGTTTTACACTGCAGAATGGAAATGATTTTATTGAAGAGAATGAAGAAGCATGGCTACCTACTGTAAAAGACACAGTAATTATATCACCGGTTCCAGCCGGGTCAGGTAAAGGACTAGGAAAAATACTTGCAGCTATTTTTATGATTACAGTAATCGTAATGACTGGAGGAGCAGCAGCAACAGTAGCATCTACAAGTGCCACAGGAACAGGTGCAATGAGTTTTATGGGTGTGAATTTAGGGACAGCAACACAGGTTGCAGCAACAGCAGAGGCTGCAGCATTTACAACATATAGTTTAAGTACTGCAGGGTACTTAATGGTAGCAATCGGAGCAAACTTAGGAATTATGGGTATAACGGAAATGACAGCTCCAGACGCTGGAGATATGACTTCAGATCCTTCATTTCTTTTTAATGGAGCAGATAATAATATAGAACAAGGACAACCTGTACCAGTATTATATGGTACAATGAAAATAGGTGGAACCCCAGTCAGTCAAGGTTTTCAAACTGGACAACTAAGAGGAGCTTCATTAAATTATAGTTCATCTTCAGTGTCAAGTACATACTATGGGGGTTCAAATGGAACAACAACAGGCGGCGGATCAAGAAGAAGAAAAGGAGCAACGCATCAAAGATAATGGCAAAATATACTAGTAGACCCTTTGGGACAAAAACACAAGGAGATAGATCAACTCCAAATAAAACACAAATTGCAGCTGCTTACGATATTCTTTCGGAAGGAGAGATTGAAGGATTAGCAGATGGTTTTGCTTCTGTATACATAAATGATGTTCCAGTTATTGACTCCCTTGCAAATGAAATTGTAAAAAACAGAAATCTTGTTTTAAATACTACTGCGAATAATACAACTATATCTAGTTCTGTATTTGGAGCTGTAGGTGGATTAACTAATAATAATGCAACTGGGTTAAGCTTAGGTATTCGTTATGTCTTGCTTGAAAAAGCAGGTAAAAAAGGAACTGGTATAGCAAGTGCAACCAAAGACTCTAATACAATAACAACATCTTCTAACTTTTTTACTACAGAGCTTATAGCTAGTTTAAGGTCAAAACCAATTAAAGGGTATATAACACTAGCAGGAGCAGGAGCAAATGGAACCGATTTAGTAACTGTAGGTACTTTTGTTAGCGCAACAGAAATTACTATAGAAGATTTAGTAGCAACTACTGTAAGTAATGCAGATATATTTACTGATCATGTATCTAAAGTATCAAGTATTTCTGGTAATGACGCAACTTTAAGCGTTGCTCCAGGAGTTAGTTTAACAAGTGCCGCAGGAGTACTAACAGGTGCTATTACAACAGATGATAACTTAAAAAACTTATTTAATATTGAAAATTTACAATTTGGATTGAATACAGGAGTATTGAATCAGCCTCCGATTAGTATGAATACTTCTTTTGGACAGGCTTCAATTATTGCTAGTCCAAATATAGAGTTGGAACAAGGCAACCTTCGTGCAAATGTAGGCACAACAGGCAACTTAGTAAATGCCTATAATAACGAATTAGATGAACCTTCTCAACTTGAAGGAAGCTCTGCCGATACCCTTATGACTTCAGCATTTTTAGAGGTATCAAATCCTTCAGAAGTGGATGAAGTACATTTAACTTTTAACTTACCTTCATGTCATGCAATAAAAAACTCTTCTGGCGCAAAAGGCCCTTCTTATGTTGAACTACAAATATTTTTTGAGTACTCTACCGATGGGGGCTCTAGTTATACATCAGAACTTGCTTTTGGTCCAAGCAATAATGACATTTTAACAAGATCTAGAGGACTGCATATTTTTGCTAGAAGTATGTCAGATTTACCAAACAATGGATATATTAAACCTTCTAAAGCCCAGTATGCGGCATTTGTAGAAGAGTTTATAATAAATACTGAAGAGTTCCAACCTTTTGATGATTTTAGAATTCGTGTAAGAAGAATTAATGATCTTAACTTTAAAGATGGTAGTTTTCAGCATAATAACTCTTGTACATTAACAACTGTAGAGAGTATAATAAAAGATAAACTTACATACCCACATACTGCATACACTTTTACTTCTTTTAATGCAAAAGATTATGAAGGCACAGTACCTACTCGTGCTTTTGCTTTAAAGGGCGTAAAGTTACAAGTTCCTACTAACTACCGTACTAGAGAAGAGACGGGTGGAGCAGCAGCCTATACAAGAAATATTACTTCAGGAGCAACGGAAAGCTCATACCAAAACTGGGATGGAAATTTTAGGGGAGATATACAAACTTTTAATCAAGCCTCAATAAATCATGAAAAAGTATTTTGCGATAACCCTGTTTGGATTATGTATGATATGCTTACAAATAATCGTTATGGAATGGGTCAATTTATAGATAAAGATAATATAGATAAATACGAACTTTTTAGACTTGCTAAATATTGTGATGAAGAAATTCCAGATGGAAATGGAGGTACAGAACCTAGGTTTACTTGTAATGTATATTTTTCAGAAGCGGGAGAAGCTACTACAGTATTAAAACAGTTAGCCTCTGTATTCCATGGTATGACATTATGGGCAAATGGAGAATTTACTGCAGTATCTGATAGTCCTAAACAACCAGTAGCACTATTTTCAAAAGCAAATATTATCAATGGTCAATTTACTTATGAAGGAACAGGAGAAAGAGTAAGAACAAATCAAGTAAAAGTAACATGGAATGACCCAGAAGATAATTATCGACAATCTACTGAGTATGTAGAAGATTATGAAAGTATTGCAGAAACAGGAAGAATCGTAAGATCAGAACAATTAGCTTTTGGTTGTACTTCAAGAGGTCAAGCCCATAGAATGGGTAAATGGAAACTTATCTCAGAAAAAAATGAAAAAGAAACAGTAAGTTTTGAAACAGGTCAAAATGCAATAGGGCTACTCCCAGGACAAGTTATAGCAATTCAAGATGCAGATAGAGATAGAGTTTCTTATGCGGGTAGAGTTTCAAATACAGGAACATTAACAACAACAGTTATTCCTTTAGATAGAACAATTAGTTTACCTGCGTATGACTCTGCTTTTCCTCATGAGCTAGTATTAATGTACCCAAAAGGAGGTGCATATCTTACTGACGATAGTGCTACAATAGGCGGCGTAGCATATGTAAAAGGTGACTTAGTTACCTCAATTACTTCGTCAATTGAAGCAGTAAATGAGGAAGCCAACTTAGCATGGACAGAGGAATTTACAACAGAAATTCAACCAATTACAACTTCAGCAGGTAATGTATCTTCTTTAACAGTTAGCTCAGCTTTTACAAGCGCTCCAAATACTGAAACAATATGGGCATTGAAGTTATACAATACAGATGGAACTCAAAAAGTCGGAGCATTAAAAGAGTATAAAATTGTTGCAATAAAAGAGGACGAAGGTAAGTTTAGTATCGCAGCAGCAGAATATTATAGAGAAAAATTCACAGAAATAGAAAGAGGATATGGATTAGAAGCTAGACCCACGAAAGAGTCTGCAGATCCAGATGATGTAGTTCCCACACCTAAAAATTTGGTTATTACAGTAGAACCTATGGACTCAAGTGATAATACATCGTCTACAGATATCTCTGGAGTTATTACAGGTAATAAAGCTACTCTTAGCTGGGATTACCCTTTAAACGCAGATGGAAGTAAGTATAAGTTTGCAAATGGTTTTGAAATCGTACATAATTTTAATGGAGATGAAACTACAGAACTTGTCAATAGTATAAATCAAAGTTTTACAATTGATAATATTTCTGCAGGTGTCTACAATGTAAGACTAAGAACAAAAACAGCAATAGGATCCGTATCTCAATTTATCAAGAGGGATATTGAAATAGCAGAAGCAGAACTTGTTACCCCAGGTGTTTCTAGGACTGAGCTAGTTCCTCAGGGGGGAACATCAAGTAGAAATCTTCTAGTAACTGGATCAGTTTTAGAGTTTAGTTCAAACAGTTATTCTTTTACAAATCCTAATGGCGTTACTTTTACAAATACCTCTAGTACTGAGGCTACATATAAACAAGACTTTAATGGAATGGGAACTGAAGCTTATTTGCTTTTTGATTCTAGTGAAACCACAGATAAATTAAAAGCATTAAAAATTATTAATCAGACAGACTCAGTTCCTCCTGTAAGTTATTTTGGAGACATTTCTACATCTACTAATGGGTTATCTTCTACTTCAGGAACTGTTATTATAGAAAGATTCTCTAACCAAGTGGATGGTACAGGTACTTCATTTACTACAGAATTAAATGTAGGTAACTTGATACAAATAACAAATGGCTCAAATACTACTCAAGCAACTAGCGGAGCAACTACAGAAAGTAAATCAGTAACACTCTCTGGAACAAACTCAAATATTTCCGTAGGACAAACAGTTACAGGAACAGGTATCAGTGGAGTTACATATGTAGAAGCTATTAGTGGAACTACGTTAACTCTAGGAAATAAACAAACTATTGCAAGTGGTACGACTTTAACTTTTTCAGTTTACGAGTCGTTTGCTAGAGTAAGATCTATAGAATCTAATACTTTACTATATTTGGAACAAATAGTACAAAGACCTTTTAGTTCATCCTTAAAAGTACAGGCTTTTATACCTGATTTTACTAATGATGCAATACTTGCTAAGATAAAACTAACTAGTGGTACATATAGTATAGAAGAACTATATGTATCAGCCGGAGGAGAAAAAGGGGACCAAGGCCCAGTTGGACCTAAAGGTGGGATAGGAATAAAAGGTGACACAGGTGTAACCGGGCAGAAAGGTGAAGGTGGGTCTACTGGGGATAAAGGAGCCAAAGGTGGCGCAGGTGAAACAGGCCCAAAAGGCCTACCAGGTGCTGCAGGAGAGAAAGGTGGACCAGGTGCTACCGGTGAAAAAGGACCAAAAGGCGGAATAGGCCCTAAAGGACTTCTTGGAGATACAGGAGCTAAAGGTGCTACAGGAGAGAAAGGAGAAACAGGATCTAAAGGGCTTAAAGGAGATTTCGGTCAAAAAGGAGTCAAGGGCGGCACAGGTGAAACAGGAGAGAAAGGGCTTAAAGGAGACTTTGGTCCTAAAGGACTCGTAGGTCCAACAGGTGATACAGGGGATAAAGGGCTTAAAGGAGAATTTGGTCCTAAAGGACTCGTAGGTCCAACAGGGGGTACAGGAGATAAAGGACTTAAAGGAGAGTTTGGTGCCAAAGGACTTGTAGGTCCGACAGGTTTAACAGGAGATAAAGGACTTAAAGGAGAGTTTGGCCCCAAAGGACTCGTAGGTCCAACAGGTTTAACAGGACCTAAAGGACTTATTGGAGATTTCGGTCCCAAAGGTGCTACAGGTGGTGTAGGTGATACAGGACCTAAAGGAGCTGTAGGGCCAACAGGTGCAAAAGGTGGTATAGGTGGACCGGGCCCAGCAGGTGGACCAGGTGATACAGGTGATAAAGGAATTAAAGGCCAAACAGGTCTTCAGGGTGGTACTGGAGTTAAGGGCGATCCCGGAGATGAAGTCTTTTTAATATACTATGATGGATTAAAAAATGATGTATTAAATAGTAATGCTGCTGTAACTACAACAAGTAAACCACTAGCTCCAGATATGGACGGAGGCTCTAGTGCTATAAGTAATTTATTTAGATTAACTCAAAAAGATGGAACTGTTACAGATTGGTATACAGAAGCAGCAGCTTTATCAAATTGGTACTTTGTAGCTTCCGCAGTTACTCCAGCATTTGACCAATCTCCTAGAACGGAATGGACAGTTAGTGAGTATTTACAAGGGGAAAAGGGAGAAACAGGAGCTCAAGGAGCAAAAGGAGCTCCAGGCGGACCAGGTGAAACAGGGCCTAAAGGAGCTGTAGGTCCAACAGGTCAAAAAGGTGGACCAGGAGCTGTAGGTGCTAAAGGTGCTACAGGCGGACCAGGTGCTACAGGAGAGAAAGGTGGGCCAGGAGATGGAGGTGCTAAAGGAGCTACAGGCGGACCAGGTGCTCCAGGAGAGAAAGGCGGACCAGGAGCTGGAGGTGCTAAAGGTGCTACAGGTGGACCAGGTGCTACAGGAGAAAAAGGTGGTCCAGGAGCTGGAGGACAGAAAGGAGCTACAGGCGGGCCAGGAGTTACAGGAGATAAAGGTGGTCCCGGAGAAGGAGGTCCTAAAGGTGCTACAGGCGTACCCGGTTCTCCAGGAGAAAAAGGCGGACCAGGAGCTGGAGGGCAGAAAGGAGCTACAGGCGGACCAGGAGTTGTCGGAGAAAAAGGCGGACCAGGAGATGGAGGACAGAAAGGAGCTACAGGCGGACCAGGTGCTACAGGAGAAAAAGGTGGACCAGGGGACGGAGGACAGAAAGGAGCTACAGGCGGACCAGGTGCTACAGGAGAAAAAGGCGGACCAGGTGCTACAGGACAGAAAGGAGCTACAGGCGGACCAGGTGCTACAGGAGAAAAAGGCGGACCAGGTCAACAAGGTGCTAAAGGGGCCCCAGGCCAACAAGGTGTTAAAGGAGCTACAGGCGGACCAGGTGCTACAGGAGAAAAAGGCCTACTTGGACAAACCGGTGTTAAAGGTGCTACAGGTAGCCCCGGTGCAGATGCTCCATACGTAGTTATTGGGTTTGATAATACAGTTGATACAAATGCAGAAAGAACTACAGCAATTAAAACCTTCTCAGGATTAAGTGTAGTAAAAGTTAACTCTGTATATTGGGATGCTACAACTGGGGTACCACATCAGAACCAAGCTAGTGAAGCTTCTAATCCAACGCTTACACCACTTACAGGAACAAATGCTCTTATCTCTGCAGATACTATTTCAGTACAAGATTTAATCTTACCAACAACAGGGTCTAGAGTTAGCGGAAGTATTATTGGTAACTTCAATACTAACTCTTTAAGATACGCAGAAGTGTGTGAAGTAGGTACTGGAGCCGGGTTTTATCAGGGATTTGTAAGGGCCAAAGGAGGCACAGGTCAGGTAAAAACTATCCATTTCTTATTTAGTGACGGAACCGTAAATACTACTGTAACAAGCGGAGGAACAGATACCACAGAACTAGGAGAAAATAGTTCGGGTGTTATTTATAAAACACCTTTAATACAGAAGTTACCTGGATTGGTATCAGACTCAAGACTTACATCAAGTGATGATACTACAAACATTCCACTCGCATTTAGATATGATGGAACAGGGACAGTAACTTTATATATATACGGTCAAGGAGATAGCAATGCTAGACAAGTAGAATATGTAGAAGGAAGATTCATCAAGTTTGGCGTATCAACTCCAACTCAATTTACATTTACAGATGTATCAAATGCTACAGCAAGTAGTACACAGACATCAAATACAATAACATTATCAGGAAGTGCTTTTGTATCAGGAACAGCAAGTATATCTTTAGGAACATTTAGTGTAAATGGTGGAGCACATAGTGGTACGTCTAGAACAGTAAGCAATGGAGATACAATACAATTACAAGGAGTAGCTTCAGGTACCGGTGGAGCAACTAGAAATCACATATTTACTGTGAGTGACACAGCAGATACATGGACAATAACAACAACAGGAGGTATTCCAAGTGGACCAAAAGGACCTAGTGGGCCTATTCCTTAAGGAGAATAATTATGGCAATACATAACTTTACATATACATATACACATAAAGAGCTACGAGCTAGAATTGTAAATAATACTAGCGTCATTGACAATGTTAGAGTAGAAATCACAGGCATAGATACTGTGGATAATACAAAGACAGCAACTATTGAACAATGGGTAGCTTTTAAAGTAAATCAAAGAATGAATGGGGATATTAGTGATTTTATTCCCACCAAACAAGTAACAAACGAAAACATACAAAACTGGGTACAGAATATTTATGCACCCGAAACAACAGCAAAAGACGGTCTAGATGCTCTGATGACCTTAACAATTTTTGGTGATGACGAGCTTCAAGCATAACCGATACAGTATATGATTCACATCGGAAATTTAATGCTTGACTTCACCTCAAGATTTTGATATAATTAATGCTATAGGAGTGAAATAATGGCAGCAGGTAAATACGATATAGTTATAGATAAAGGCTCTAGTTTTGCCTTGGATTTAACTGTGCAAGAGAGTGGAAGCGCAAAAGACCTTTCAGACTATTCGGTTAGAGGACAACTACGACCATCAGTTACTTCAAGTACGTTAACTGCTTCTTTTGTAGGACAGGTAACAAACGCAGCCCAAGGAAAAATAAATATATCTTTGACTCCAGCAGTAACGGGGGGAATAACTCCAAGTAAGTACTTCTATGATGTAGAAATTCATACATCTGGAGATGCAGTAGTAACTAGATTACTTCAAGGGACTGCAATAGTTAGTCCAGAAGTAACAAGATAATGAGTAAGGCCACAACAATTCAAGCTACACAAGACGTTGTAGCTCTAACAGTAAATGAAGATACTATTACAGTTAATGTAGAGCCACAAACAACTAACATAGAAATTAGTTCCGCAGTAGCTTCAGGAGCAAGCAACATTCCATTTACAGGAACAGGTACTTTAGCAGACTCAGGTAACATTGCAGACGCACTACAAGTACTAGCAGACCAATTTTATGTATCAACAACTCCTCCTCAAGCGGGAGATGCAAATTTAGAAGAAGGTGATTTATTTTATGACACTGATGATAATCAGTTAAAGATCTACCGAGAGACCTCTTCGGGAACTTATAGTTTCGTTCCAATAATGATTGGGAACGATTCATCAGACTCAGACACGGTAGACGCAGGAGCTTTTTAATAGCTCAATAGGACAAAAACATGGCACAAACAATTAAAATTAAAAGAAGTACAAGTACCGCGGTACCGGGTTCATTAACAGCCGGTGAGTTAGCTTATTCACAAAGCTCTAATAAATTATTTATTGGTAGACCTGCAGACGGTGCAGTTACAACAATTGGTGGAGACTTATATGTTAACATGCTTGACCATGATTTAGGAACACTAACAGCAAGTTCAGCAATAACAACAGACTCCAGCAATAAAGTTAATCAGTTTAAAACAGCAAATTTAACAATCGGAGCAAACTCAATAACTTCAGGAAGTGGAGATATTGACCTTGTTGCTGCAGCAAATTTAGATATTGATGCAGGTACAATAGACCTCTCAACACAAGCAACAGATTTTAAAATTATAGATAATTCTGCTACAGGTATGACAATCTCAACAGCAGAGCATACCTATTTAACTTTTGATTCAACCAATACAGTAGAAAAAATACTAGTAGGCAAAAAACTAGACATA